ATAAGCCACCACCTTCCCAACTCTTAACTTACCAATCAAATCTTGCCATGTTCATAAACTCAAGTGGCATGGAACCACCAAAGAGATCATTAGCACCGTCGATAATGTCTGAATCTACTCCGTCCGCTTCCAGCTGATCGTCAAACATTGCATCATTGCAGATAGATCCATACGGTGTTCTCGAATGTTTCCTGATATATTTCTTTCCGTTACGTAATTCCAAGATCTCCGTACAACTATTTTCTGTAGCCTCGATTGTATATCTCATGTATTCTTCCTCCAAATTCAAATTCCATCTATACGATTGTGACCTGGATGCCTTCGCCGCCCAGTTCCGCAATTCTCTTACCAAGCATGGTTCTGATAACCCATAACTGAGTGACGTGTCCGGCGAAAAATCCATTAGTGTGTGCTGTCTCTTTTTGCATCTCTGTCAACATCTCAATTACTTCTTCTCTGGTGTATGTATCTTTCTTCTGCATCTCTACCTCCAACTCTTAATTTACATCCCAAGTTCTTTCTTCTACTTCTTCTTCCGTGGCCTCTCCGTCAATAGTTTCTGTCTGGTATCTCCACCCAGCCTGGTAGCCATACATAGTAAATTTCTTTCCACACACATCACAGGTATATGTATTGGTCTCTTCTGTATAGCAATCAACAGGTTCATCACCTATATAAGTGTCTTCGTATGACGGTTCATATTCTTCACCGCAATACGGACATATTATCTTTTCACTATCTTCTTCGTTCCAATAACTCATCTATGTCTTATGTCTCCTTCTGGAATCTTAAAACTCAACTACTGCATCTGGGTCTTCCAGATCTGCAGTATTGTCTTCGTACTCGCATCTGGAGATGATGGTTATATTTTCCACCGGGACTTTGCAGGTTTTCGCAAATCCAGCCTTCCACTCTTCTGCCATCACCGGAAGATTCACGCTTCCTAAATTTTCTGTGTCAAAATCAAACGCCACCATCGCATAACCTGTGCTTTCCGGTCCACCGTATAAGTCAGCCCCTACGATCTCGTAATACAAACTTAATGTTACTTGTACTGTATTCATCTTCGCTCTCCCAATCTTAATTACCGCCATATAAATAAATGGCAAAAACAGAAACCACATAATATCATCTACTGTTCTCGGCTGGATTTCGCCGTACAGCAGTAACTCTAATCCCCTCCAGACCAAGGCCAGGACTATCCACACGGATACAGCTTTTAATGTTCTATCCATTGACCTGTCCTTTCTTGGCTGACATCATGCTCTTATTCGCCGGATTTTCCAGTTCAATCTGTATACCCTGCTTCTGCGGCTCTTTTACTCCTGTCATGCATTCTCTGATGTATCTATGCGGCACATCACATCCCACCGCATTCATGGCTATTTCATACTGCGCAGCCTGTTTCATCAGTTTATAAAAATCTGAAAACTTCACCTGCACTCTATCCTCTGCGCCAAATGTATCTGCTAATCCCATTTCATTTTTCCTCCGTATCTCAATTTCTCTATTCAACTTTCTCAAACCGATCGATGTAATGACCTTTCCAGTCAGTGCCCTGTTTTTCTGGCTCCCACAGTTCAGGCGAAATAACTGAATAGTTGGAATAAATCTCTACCATGCTTTCCACTGCTTCTGGATTTGCACCTGTATCCTCATAGTCCTTAAGCTTATACAGCGCGCCATACAGCCTTTCACCTACTTCTTTGGTGATTACCTGACCTGCTCTAAGTTGCTCCCACCTGACACCCTTCAGGCACCAGTTGCCCAGCTCATCCTTTTCTGTTAATCTCTGCATTTTATATTTCCCCCAGCTTTATCTTTTTCAAATATCCGCATACTGTACTTTCTGCGATATGCATATCTTCAGCAATTCGTTTTCCAGTCCACCCGGCTTTGTAAAGTGCCTTTATTCTTCCAACATCGATCTGCTTTTTGTTTGTTGCTTCTGGTTTTGGCGGTTCTGGCTTCTCCTTGGTTTCCGCAGCTGTCTCTGTTGGCTTCTCTTCCACTGCCTTTGGCTTTGCTACTTCTCCCTGTTCCTTCTCAGCTGGCTCTGTCTCTCTTTTTTCTTCCTCCAGCACGATCCGGAAGAACTCACAGCCATCCAAAATCTTCTTCAATGTCAGGAACTCATAATCATCCAGGTTCTTAGGTTCCGGTACTACCGGCTGGAGTACTCCCACCATAAGCCCTCTTTTGTGCAGTTCCAGTGCCTCATCTATTGCAATTTGTTTTATGATCATTGCCCTTCTCCTTTTTATTCAACGGACACCATCTCGGTGCGGTTTTAATAGTTAATTTATCATCATGTCTTTCT